ATTGCACCAGGAAACTTTAGAGTAAAGGGTGACACTATTGATATCACTCCTGCATACTCTGAAGACCTTGTTAGAATTTCTATGTTTGCTAATTGCAGTTCGCTGTCAAATGTGATATTACCTTCCCAGCCAAGAAAGAACCTGTAATCAGCAAACGTCCTAAAGTCTTCACGTCGTCTTACTTCATCAAACACAGTGTAATCAGGACGGACAAGAAGTAAGATGTCAGCAGTAGTATTTTTCTGATACTGCGAAAGCAGATCATCATAAGGAACTTCCACAACTTCCCCGTCTACCTTCGCGGTGACATACCACCCGTCATCTTTCTGGTAAGCGGGAGCAAGATGCTCCTCTTCTTCTACTGCCTCTAATTCTTCTTCTTCAACTGGCTTTTCCTCCACCATTGCAGCAATTCTTTCGAGTTCTGCTTCGTGGGGAAGCAATTGAGGCTCTTCCTCAACGATTTCTTCTTGTTCGGAAACGTCCTGTTCTTGGATAGCGTCCATTCTTTTACTCCGTTATTTCGGTCAGAGTCTCCTCTGCATGTTTTGCTTGGTTAATAGCCTCGTCCAGCCATGCAATGACGATCTGAGGCAACCTCGCGCGGAATTGCAACTCCCTGATGGTGTCCTCATCGTGGGCCTCGGTTTTAATCCACGCTTCAAAAGCCTCCTCTCGGGACTTTGCAGCGCGGCCTACGATGTATTTACCTAGTGGGGAGTTCAAAAACTCCTTGGTTTGGAGGCCAAGTCTTGCCTCCGCAATTAATAATTCGGTTTGATCCATTAACCCTCTGCGGCGGGTATCTTCCCGTACCTGTCATTCATCAAGACATCAGACATTTGCTTACCTTCGTCATTGCCCGGGGATATACCGATGTTGGGCTCTTCCATAAGCATCTTGTGTACAAGGGCTTCTTTCTGAAGAAGAAGTTCTCCCCTCGCGATGTCATTCTTTTCTGCTTTAAGCCGAGATTCGATAAGAGATATCTGGTGCTTGAGGTGATCCATACGCTCTCGCGTTTCTGAAGAAATCTGGGTAGAAGTGATATCGCCCATTGCTTTTTCTTTCGCTGCGAGAATGTCGGACTGGCCTTTGATCTGTGCCGCAAGAATTCTTGCCTGTGCATCGATCTGCTTCGCAGCACCCTGATCCGTGAGTTGCTGAACAACTTGAGTCAACTCTTCTATCTGGCCCTGCATCTCCATGAGTCGGGTCTGCTCTTCCTCGGCAATGAACCGCTTGCTGTCTTTGTAACCAAGAGCGCCAAATACTTCTTTGGTCACCTCTGCTTGGTTGAGGTAGGAGATAATGTCTGGGTTGATCTCCCCCATGGTCCTAATGCCAAGCAAAAGACGCTCGATTTTTCTGACTGGGTCTGTTGCTCCAGTTCCCACGTTCACGCCAATAGTCATTTCGTGGCGCAAAATGTCATCGATATCTTGATCGGTGAAACGCTGATAAAAACCGGGCTCCATGTTTTCATCCTGTTCTGCCCTGTTGGCGGCAACAGTCAAAACAACTTCGTCAGTTTCGTAGTACTGCTCCAATCGAACGATTTGCATTAGAACAGGCTCTAGCCATGTGTCAGCAAAGGTCCGAATCATGTATTCCATGATGCTGTTCGCGTTTGAAGACAGCATCTCCATTCCGCCAACCGTTTCATTGAGCATCCGATTGCTCTGGACACTTCCCTGAGAGAAGTTCCCCGCAATATCATCGAAATCAATGTTCAGTCGGTCCTGCTCTTCGTAAGCAGAACTGGTAACGTCAGGGGTGGGGATCATGGCCACATCAGTATGTGGGTCGTCCATCATCACTGAGCCACCCGGGACGCTTCGCTTTAATGCGTGAATATCGATATTCGCGCTTCGTCTGATGTGGTATCTCTTGTTGAGAACCAGTTGCACGTTATCGGCACGTTGGTTTGCGATATCGTTCGCAGCGGTTTGAAGGTCCTGTGTCAGTTCCACCATCGACGCTGGATAAACCTTATGCGCCTCAATGACAGAGTTACCCATGACATACGGGCGCTCACCATCGCGAAGATGTGGATACACTTCTTTAAGTGGCTTGGGGGCGGTCAGCATGTACTCAGTGCCAGCCGTGTAAAAAATCCAGTCTTTGCCCCCCTTGCGAACAATATTCTTGTGAATGAAGATCGTGGTGTATTCGGAGGTGTCCTCCCTCCTTTCTGATATTGGGTCCTGACGCTTGCCTTGGCGCGTCTGCCGGGTTGAGTCAAATTCCGATGACTTAGAGGCGTTGAGAAGTTTTCCTACATCAAGCCGCCGCCACTTTGGCTCATTGGTTTTAGGATCAATCTCATCCATCTTCTCCAGAACATCTTGCAGATACATCGGGATGACTTCGATAACAAATGGTGAAGTGCCAATTGGATCAACCCACTCGGCTGCTGGGTCAATCCTGAAGTTTTCAGAGGCAACCAAACGAATCGCAGGGCAATCCTTTATGACCTCAACCTCTTCCTCGGTTTCTTCGGCTACTGTGCCGTCCTCATTAAGAACAGGAGCCCCCTGCTCATCCAGAAGCGGAACCTTGCGCTTTGATTTGATCTCTTTGTAATCCCAATACTGATGAGAGATGACAGAACCAAATACAAGCGCTTCCTGATAAGCGGCGACTAAGGTTTGGAACCAAGGAATGGTTTTGGTAAGTCGATACTGAAGCAGATGTTTTAGGATGGTTGCCGAGGCTCTTTGCTCGGGATCAGAGTCATTCTGCGGGTAAACAGAAACAACGTCCTCAGTTGCAAAAAAGGCTGCGGTAACCGCAGCCTCGTTAGTCCGTATTGAGGATCGTGTTTTTGGTCTGAATAGCCTTGACCGATGCTGATACTGACTTGAATGGTACTTGGAACCCGTTGGGTGTTCGGACTGGAAAAGAGCGATGTTTCTTTCCCACTGCCGTCGATAGTTGGAATCCAAATAGGATGTAGAGGACTGATACGCATCCCTTGCAAGCGTTAGCCAAGGGTCTTTCCTCTCTAACTGATCATTTAAAGGAACTTCACTCATCGAATTTTGCTTCCCCAAGTACGTTGCGCTCCAGAGAAGCAAGTTCGTCTAGGTTCGCGCGGCCTCTCGATACGCTGGCGCGTTCCAACAGTTCTCCAGCCCACGTCACGATGTTCTTGTAATCAGGGTCGATCTTGGTGACATCGATCCACATTCCATACCGCGAAGAAAGGTCTTCGTTCCAAATGGCCAACATGGAGTAGTCATTGCTGGGGCCGACTGCCCATAAGTGATCAGGGTAGTGCTTGTACAACGTATCACCCACGTTCTTAACCAGTGAGGTGATTGCCGCCTCCTGCATCATCCCCATCTTATGGGAGTCAACCAGAACCTTCATTCGTTAGCCGCCGCAATGATCAAAACCACTGCCACCACTGCTACAACCGCAGCCGCTTTCGGATTGTTCTTGCACCATTCTTTTATTTTTTCCATGATTACCTCTTTGGCCCATATGGGCGTCTCGGGTTTTCAGACAAAGTTCTTTGGGGAAATTTGTAAACTGGAATTGGCGGCTCGGGGCCTGCGCTTTTGTCTACAAGTTCTTTCCAAGAGTACTTGCGTGTTTTAACTTTTCCTTGTATTGGCATTAGTGAAGTACCCTGTGATCCTCTTCTAGGATGTCTGCGGTTTCTGTGGCGACTTGCCTGATGAGCAGGCCAAGCGCTCTGGTAATTTCCAACTCCTCAATCTCATCTACAGGAGCATCAACAAAGTGAGCCATGAAGGCAGCCGCGATTTGTTCTGGTGTACTCAAAATGCTGGTAAAGCCTCCGGTTCCAGATCGTCCTGAAACACTGTTTGGGGTGGTGATGCTTCGATGTCATAGATGCGTGACATCGCATCGAGCATGTCAACGTGTACAGCCGGGAAAAGGTTGTATTCGTTTTCAATCATGCGCTCAGTTAAGTCGTACACTCGACCCGTCTCATCTTTCTGCCTGATGGGACGGATGATTAGTGATGCGTCACCGCTCTCGAAGGCTTTTCTCTGCCTAGAGGTGACGTGATCGCCACTGGGGGCCAAGAAGAAGCGCCAGTTCTCAAAATCAGGCTGAAGTCTCTGTACTCGGTCCCGTTTAGAACCGGGCCCTTCTCTTGGCCATGACAGTTCCTCGATGGGGAAGTAGTTGTTTTCGATCTTCATCATTTCCTTGAAATGCTCGATATCGGAATCTTTCCCGTATCGCTCGTATCCGATCTTGACTACCTGAATACCTGTCTGCCGAAGCCACTTGTTTCGGAACTTCGACAACGATTGCCAGCGCTCTTTCAGGTTTAGGCGGTGACAAAGCCCATCCAATAGAAACTTGTTGTACGCATGATCAACTCCAATAACCGCAATAGCGGTTCTGTCTGAAGTTGATTTCTTCGAGTGCGCAGGGTCGCAAAGGATGTAAATGTTGAGAATGCGAGGTCTCACCTCTGCCCTTCTGATCCACTCGGGGTCGAAGACCTGTTCCGAGCCCGCAATGGGGTTCTGCAACAT